ATCATCCTTTTTTTTGATGCCTTCTGCAAAAATTAATTCGCAGTCTTTTTCAGGATATAGTTTGTTGCAAACATCAACCACGTCTTGTGGTGGATTATTCCCGTAAGAAATCATAAACTCCCCATCATCTTAGTTTTACAAGCCTCCAAAAGCCACATCACCGTACCGCCATCAGCATAGGATGAAGCCGAGTAAACATCGCCGTCTTTGTCAAAGCCGATAATAACAACACCTTCCATTTTTCCCTTGGCCGATTCCAATATTCTGTCGGCTGGCAGGTCGAGTTTTGTCACCCCGCCTATTGGAATTACAACACCCATACTTTACCCCCTTCGCACTAAGACAAAACGCCACAAAATCAATGCGTTACAAACAGCCATTTTTACCGGTTTCCGCCGGTACCGGTCAACAAAGAAGCACCAATACTGCCAAAACTTCCACCCTCGTTTTGGATTGCTGCCGCGATTTCTACAGGATCTGCGTTTTCGTTGACCAATCCTCTGCGTTTCATTTCTTGAATTGTTGTTGTGCGGTCCAGTATACCAGCCTTAAACGCATTCAATAATGTATTTGAATCAAAATTCTGTAAAGCCAAAGAAAAGTCAGTATTAACCACAGCCCCGCCTTTAAATTCAACTCCCATTATCTCACACATAAAGCCGATGGCAGTATTTAAGGCATCTTGGCACTCCATGGCCGTTGCATTAAGGAAACTCCCCGTTTTGGCCCCTGTTAGCGCCTTTTCTGTTGCCGTAATGTTACCGGATCTGTCATTGGTGATCAAATCAAGACCCCACAACGCCATAAGCGACTCGAGCCTGTCAAGGTCTTTCCATCCGTCACTTATGGCCTGGCCTGCGTGTTCAACAAAACGTAGATCACCTTCCGGGCTGTCTGAGTGAATCAAATTGTTTGGGGATATAACGATTTGCCCGTTATCGTCCACGTCAAGCATTTTTCCGAAAAGGATAGGCACACGGCAGGTATGCAGGATATTATTTTGGTCACTGGATGACACCCAATGTTGATGATTCAATTCAGCCAATCCGGTTAACGGTGGCCTTGCCGTGAACTCTGACGCTTTTTTACCTGTAAATAGCGTTGCTAAAAGGATTTTATTCAGCGGCGTAGTTCCCTGGTCATAAATAGACCATTCGTTTCTTTCACCTTCTCGCCACACTTCCCACCGCCCAGGATAAACGACGCGGATCTGATAAATTTCTTTGACATCAAACGGCCCATCATCTTCCTTGACCGTTTCTTTTATTCTGATTTGGGCCAGTTCCATGTTCTCGTTAAGCTTATATCCAATCAAATTACTGGCAGGCACATGCACAAAGTATGGCCGCCTGCCAAGCTTTTTATCCTGTTCTTTTGTCGTCGCAATCTCTTCGCCGTTATCATTTTTCGGGAGCGGTTGAACATCAACAAAGATATGGCCTGTGCCGTTGACTATGGCCCATTCAAAAAAAGCCCTTGCGAACCGGGTTATATTTCGGTTAAGCAAATCGGCATTTCCCATGAGAGCCGTTACTTCTTCCGGCGTGTCTTCCTGTAGGGTAATGGCAACATCAAAGACTTCTCCCGATAGTATAGAGACAGTTCGTTCATACCCGCCGAACAAAAAAGACCGGTTAAGTTTGGCCTGATAATCCTCGTTAGATTCCCTCTTTTCCTGCGGTAAAAACTGTGTTCCGGCTTCGCGCATGGCATCAGTACCGCCCATCAGTGCGTGAGGCAGGGCAAGGGTTTGCATTAATTCATTGTATTCTTTTAACGGCTTAGAAGGGTCTGTCATTATAGCCTCATTGATTGGGTTGTGGTTGTGCGTTTTTGGATCGGGAACTCAACATCTATCATGTAACCAACAGCAGTTGTGATATGCTGGTATTTATTCTTTTGGTCTTCCTGGAAAGTTGATCCTTTTTGTAGTTGCGTTGTTGCAAATCCCTTGTGGCACCATTTGGCCGCTACCGGATTAACGAATAGGGAAACATCACCATTTGCGTTCAAGATTTTAGCCCTGACAGCGTTTTGCCTGTCCTTGATGGCCGGGGCAGCCGCCTTTACTTTCCGCTTAAACTTCCAACCATTAGACTTTAAAACGCCTTCAATGTCTGTATAGTCTGAAGCATGACCGTGTTTTTCACCTGCCCTACCAGCAGGGTCACCGTAAATTAAGACATTTTTGTTTTCATGGTCCTTAAACTTTTCGACAAACTCAAGGGCGGACTGCTTTGATACAGCGGATGTCAGCACTATTTCATCGAGCAAATAAACATCGTCACCCCGGATCACCCCGACGGCACTGGACAAGGGCGTAAAGTTCTGATCGTGCATCCAGAGCAATTGCTCATGGGGCTTGATTCGCTCTGATGTTTTGTTGTGCTCACCGTAGTCTTCATAGATCCTGCCTGCTGCGGTTTCAAACGACGCCTCATACTCCTGGCGAAATTGCAGGGCAGAAAGTTGTCGTTTTGCTGCGTCTATGGTTTCAGCCGGTAAAATTTCCGCGCTTTTCCATGTGTATGCCTTCCAGTCTGGATCTCCTGAATTTAAAGCATATTGATATCTGTCATTATAATGATTTAGCCCTTCAGGAACACCAAAAAGCCAGCACCACGCCTTGTAGTCAGGCATTGTCGGGTTAAATGTATCAAGGGCTGGTGATATGTGTTCGCCCCAGGCGTTGTCTTTTAAATCTCCGAACTCATCAATCCCGCCACCTGCCCAAAAAACACCCTCTATTCGCTCCGGCTTATCCAAACCCAAAACACTTATAGTGCTGCCATTATCCAGATAAATAATCAGGTCTGTTTCGGACGGCTTCCGACCGTGTGTAGAACACAAAGAAAGCAACTTTAAGTCCTGCCAGAAAATACGCTTCGCCTGGTCTCTGGTCGGGGCAGCGGCAAAATACGGCATACCAGGGTTTTTCATAGCCTGCTTTACCACATACCGCTTGAACCTCTCTGTTTTCCCAGAGCGTCGTCCAGCAGGAGCGACTTTAAACCGAACATTATCACGAACCAAAGCAAGCTGGACATCGTGATCAATTAACGGATACCACCGGTCAACCTCTCTTTGTGTCGGCAAACAAAACACTATTCTGGAAGCATGTCCGATAACTGCTTTAAAAGATCAACGCTGTTAGGACGATTGTCATCACCTGATGGATTATTCCAAACATCCCGCTTTCTATTTTTCAACCAAAAGATTTGTGCTGTCGTATCAGGTAAAACGGTTTTTGTGGTTTTTTTGATATGTTTTTCCTTTATTTTTCCGGTTGCATCCGTCTTGACTTCCTGAACAGTTTCTTCATACTCATAGCCAATGGCCCGCTTATACAAAGAGTTCTCGACGGCCAAATCCGCAATGGCTTTTGTCTCTTTTAAGGCGTCCTGCAATTCCTGCTTTTCAGCCTTGTATCGGTAAAAAGTAGACAGCCCAACACCAAGCGCAGCGCACATTTCTTTATCAGTATGCCCGTCTCTTGCCCAGCCTGCTATTTCAAACAGCCTGGGCTCTATTTTTGTCTTATATGCGTTTTTTCTGCCTGGCTTGTCACCCAAAGGCCACCATCTTAAAATAAAAAAGTTTTATCACTTTACAGCTACCAACCACGATTTTGCATTTTTGGCACTTCACGATTTAAACATAATACATAAAAAAAGAAAATATTTCAATATATCTCTGTTTGATTTTATTTTTTCATTCGTATTGTTTTTTTCTTAATATCATGCAGGGCATGGCGCAAGGCACAGATTAAAACTGTTTGGAGTCTTGGATCTATCATTACAGATTATCTTTAACAAAACTACCGTTCTCGATATGCCCTGTTCTGTTTTTGATTTTTTCGTATGCCATCATGCCACATTCATGCAACGAATAACCACGGCTTTCTGCTTTATTCGTTAATACGACAAGCATGTCTCCTATTTCCATCATTTCATTCACTTTGTTTTCATCTGTTGTGTTGTTGTCGTAAGTGTCAGCTGCCTCTATCCACTCAACAGATTCTTCAATCATTTTTTTAAGCTGAGAATAATTTGTAACAGCTGAATAAAGTCCGCGCTCATTCGCCCAATCTCGTATTATATTCTGCCAGTTTTCAAAACACGAACATTTGTTAGACTCCATGATAGCTTGTTTAGCGTACATAGCAGCGTCGAGTATCTCTTGATATAAATCATTAAGAGCGTCACGTCCGTTGTTTGTTTGTAAAGTTGTTCCATATTTTTTTATACCTAAATCTTCACGGGCCTTTAAATCATTGATTACTTCAGGTAGAACGTCATCATCGCCAGGTTTAGACATTGGTTCAGGCGTAGCCGATGGCCTTGTCTTCCATGATACACATGATGTGTCTTTGCCGAAAACATCGCTCGGACTATGCAGTGAACGTAAAACGAAATTGCATGGGATACCGTTAAGCGCATGACAAGACTTGCAAACGCCAGCATCATGTCCATCTCCGTACACACACTTACTGCAAGGAAGAAACTTCATTACAACCTGCTCCATATTGGTTGTTTTAGCATTTCCAAAGCCTCGCATTTCAAAGTAATCGGATTCTTTCATTTCTTTCCAATCAGCATCATCGCCATCCCACAAACAACAGTGTGGCCATGCTCCTGTTTCCAATCCCTGAACATCTACAACACACGGCCCGTCTTTCGCTCTGCATTTATCACACATAATTTTCATTTCAATTTCCCTACCGTAAAATCAAGAATAGATTGCCACGCCTTTTTATCGCAATAATGACCGGCATTATCGTGTTCGATGGCTTCTTTTATTTCACTCTGGAAGAGCCGCTTATCGGAATCGCTCAACATGCCCCATCGAAGCTTTAAGATTTCTACAATCGTATGAGGCGCGTACGTCGCACGGCCCAACGTGTAGCGAAATGCATATATCAATAATTCTCTTTGCTTTTCTTCTGGTATTAAATTCATATTTCCCCATTTTGCTTTTTAAAACAGTCTTCAACTTCACGCCGCTGCGCCTCGCATTCTTCGTCCGTAGCTTCCCGGCCAATGTAATCACATGCGAAACACGTCCATGCCCACCCACCCCACTCATCAATAACCATTACGGTTCCGCATTTCGGGCAGTTCATGCGGCCACCTCAAGGCTTAGTTGCTCAATCGGATCTCTTATGATTTTCAGCCAAACACCAGGTCTGTCTTTGCACACTGAATAGTAACTCCCGTTTATTTTCATTGGCATTGGGATAAGATGATTCATGTCGTCGTCTGGTATGAAACCATGAGCAACAAGCAAATCACACGATATCTGGCAAACATTGATAAAATCAAACTTACGCTGAGTATCGCGCACAAAATTGAAACCCAAAACCAATGGATGTGGTGCATCGTCGAAGTAACTCCCTACCGACTCCCGGAAAATATTTTTCCGTGTCTTATAATCTTCCACGCCACCTGTAGGGGAGTATTTTCTAATCCCCATGGCCTGTAAATATTTCTTTACTGTTTTAGATGGCAACAACACACGCCGCTTATTCTCACCTTTGCCTATTTGCCCGATTGTTTTTGAGTTTTTTAAACTCGGGATGTTCCCTGGTATAAAAATCAAATTACTGTCCCTTTTTAAGCCTATTTAAACCAACGCCTA